GTGTTCCAGCTTCGCCATTAGAAATTTCTGGTTCAAGATGGACAAGTGGTAACACAAGAGGTGTAATTTTTACTCATCAAACAGGTGGTGAAATTATGACAATAATGACTGGTGGAAACGTAGGAATCGGGACGACTTCGCCTGGCTCAAAATTAGTCGTAGCTGGCGGGACAGATACTTCTTATAATGACGGTACTTTAAAAGTTGTAGGATCAATTGCGTTAAACTCTGCTAATAATCTTAATCCTTCGCTAAATAGATGGGCACTACGCCCAAGAGCAGCGGGGGTTGAGGGATCTTTTGATATATATGATGCTCGACATTCTTTAAGTAGATTAACTATTGACGACTCTGGAAACGTAGGGATCGGAACGACTTTGCCAGGAGAAAAATTAGATGTAGCTGGTAATATAAAAGCAAATGATGTAAGTGGTAAATTTTATACTAATGCATATACTCTTGCCGCTTCGGATACTTTTGTAAATACAGTAACAGTTACTGGAACATGTTTATATGAGTATACTATTGCTGTAAATCCTAATACCGCAGGTTCATCAGCATATACGGATTATTATTATGGGAAAGTAGGTATAGGTATTGGCTGGAATGGTGGTGCCGTAACACAATATATATTTCAAGATGCAGATGAAACAGCACCTAGAAGCTTATATAATTCAGGAGGTGGCAATATATCTATAAGTATTAGAATGATTTATAGCGGTGGTGTATATACTGAATTAGCAGCAAATACAACAGCTGTTATAAGATTCCAAGGATTTTCAACTTCTAACACTGGTGTAATATTTTTAAGAAGATTAGCATAAATAAATAAATAAATAAATAAATAAAAATGGCAATAACTTACAAATGGACAATTAATGCGTTAGACGCAAAAATTTCCCACGATAGCAAAGATAACGTTATCAACACAATTCACTGGGGCTATACGGCTTCAGAGAACCATGAAGCTGGCATGTACACTGCCTCTTCTATAGGAACACATAGTGTAACATACGACGCGGACAACTTTACTGAATACGCTAGCTTAACTGAAGAAAATGTAATAGCTTGGCTAGAGGCTGGGTTGGATGTTGACTCTATGAAAGCTAGTTTGGATGCGCAAATTGAATTAAAGAAAACTCCAGTAGACAAAACATTTCACGCGCCTTTTGCAGTCGCTGCTGAAGAATAATTAGAAATGGAGTAAAACAAGTGATAATAAATTATAACCAAATCAATTAAAATTAAATTTAAAAATTAAAATTATGGAAAACCAAGAAAACAAAATTACGCCAGAACAATTAGAAGAATTGCAAGGGTATGTAGGCAAGCTAAACAACGCTGCTTCGCAAATTGGAAACTTAGAATTGCAAAAACACCAACTGCAGCATGCTGCTAGCGAAGTCCAAAGCGATTTACAAAAATTCCAAGCTAAGCTTGAAGAAAAGTACGGTAAAGTACAAATTAACATTCAAGACGGAACTTACGAGCCAATAAAAGAAGATGAGTCTGGTTCGTAAAATAAGTATAGGTAGAGACTATAAAAACGACGCTATGCATTATGCAGTGGGCCAAGAAGTATACGGTGGTCATAAAATATGCAATATAATAGAAGAGTCTGATAAGTTTTCTATTTTTATACAAAAAGGAAAAGAGGTGTTGCCGTGGAAAGATTTTAATAAAAATATGGCAATAGCCGTAGAATATAATTTAGAATATTAATGCAAAGTTTATTTGATTTTATTATAAAACCAAAAAACGAAAGATACGATAATAAAAAATATATAGATGGTCAAGAGCTCTTAGTTAATACTGAGATCTCTGATCATCGATATGTTAGTCGTACTGGAGTGGTTTTAGGAATACCAAAATCTGAAAAAACAGAAATACAAATTGGGGATGAAGTTATTGTTCACCATAATGTTTTTAGGAGATGGTATGACCAACACGGTAAAGAAAGAAATACAAGGAGTCATTATAAAGAAGATTTGTATTTTGTAAAATCAGATCAAATATACTTATATAAAAGAAATAACAAATGGAACGCCCCTAAAGGCTTTTGTTTTGTTAAACCAATAGAATCTACTGATATATTAAATAACGAGAAAGAACAAGCCCTAAGGGGTATTATAAAATACGTTGACAAAGACATTAGCGGTTTAATAGCTAAGGAAGATTTAGTTGGGTTCACACCAAGTAGCGAATACGAATTTATTGTAGACGACGAAAGAATGTACAGAGTATTAACTAATTCAATATCTATTAAATATGAACGTCAAGGAAACGAAAAAGAATATAATCCAAGCTGGACATGAAGCAGTCAAAGAACTTATTAAAGTTGCTAAAGAACCTATTGTTGAAACTGATGATGACATTTCAGCCGATAGACTCAAGAACGCTGCAGCCACTAAAAAGCTCGCAATATTCGATGCATTTGAGATTTTAAATAGAATAGAAGAAGAAAAAGCTTTATTAGAAAACAAGCCTAAAGAAGAAAAAGTTGATACGTTTAAAGGGTTTGCCGAAAGAAGATCTAAATAATGTACGAACAAACGCTATATAAGGTTATAGAGCCTATTAAAAAAACCACAATTAGTAGATTAAACAGATCTAAAAAGTGGGGGTATGGGTATAATAAAGAACACGACGTTATAGTTATATCTAAGACTGGAGAAATTGGGGATGTGTATAGCATACAGAATTTAAAAATAGCATTGCCAAAAGCTAAAGAAATAGATACTCAATACGACAAATGGACGCCTAGGGAGTATCCTAAGGAACTTAAATCAGTTAAGAGTATATTTGATTGGAGGGATTACCCGAATGAATTTAAACAAAAATGGCATGCGTATATTGATAAAGAATTTACTAAACGTGAAGAGGGGTATTGGTTCAACAACAAGGGGGTTGCTACTTATATTACTGGCACTCACTATATGTACTTGCAGTGGACCAAAATTGATGTTGGGAAACCAGACTTTAGGGAAGCAAACAGATTATTCTTTATATTTTGGGAAGCATGTAAAGCAGATACAAGGTGTTACGGAATGTGCTATCTCAAGAATAGACGTTCAGGTTTTTCGTTTATGGCATCCGGAGAGACCGTTAATTTGGCAACCATATCTTCCGATGCACGGTACGGAATACTGTCCAAATCTGGCGCCGATGCAAAGAAAATGTTCACAGATAAAGTGGTACCAATATCGATCAATTATCCATTCTTTTTCAGACCCATACAGGACGGTATGGATCGCCCCAAAACGGAGCTGGCATACAGGGTACCGGCTTCAAAATTTACAAGAAAAAGATTCGAGTCTAAGGATAAACCACAAGAAATGGAGGGGCTCGACACTACGATCGATTGGAAAAATACCGGGGACAATTCATATGATGGAGAGAAACTTTCGCTCCTCGTCCATGATGAAGCCGGAAAATGGGAAAGGCCAGAAAATATTCTCAACAACTGGAGGGTTACAAAAACCACGCTTAGACTTGGTTCGAGAATAATAGGTAAATGTATGATGGGTTCAACAAGTAACTCATTAGACAAAGGCGGTGAAAACTTTAAAAAATTATACCATGACTCGAACGTTACCAAAAGGAATAGAAATGGACAAACTCGCTCGGGACTATATTCTTTGTTCATACCTATGGAATGGAATTTCGAAGGATTCATCGATTCTTATGGAATACCTGTCTTTAACACACCAAGCGAGCCTGTCAAAGACCACCAGGGAGATAATATCGACATCGGGGTTATTGAACATTGGGAAAATGAAGTTGAGGGATTAAAAGGAGATCAAGACGGTTTAAATGAATTTTATCGTCAGTTTCCAAGAACAGAAGAACACGCGTTTAGAGACGAAACAAAAAATAGTATATTTAATTTAGTAAAAATATACGAGCAAATAGATTTTAACGAAGAAGCAAAATATAGTGCATTAGTTACAAAGGGAAGCTTTCAATGGCAAAATGGTGTTAAAGATACAAAGGTTGAATTTATACCTAACACCAATGGAAGATTTAATGTTAGCTGGGTTCCACCCATACATTTACAAAATAAAGTAATATTAAAAAATGGAATTAAATACCCTGGGAACGAACATAGCGGTGCATTTGGCTGCGATAGCTACGATATATCCGGAACTACCGACGGACAAGGATCTAAAGGCGCTTTACACGGCCTCACAAAGTTTAGTATGGAGGAAATTCCTGCTAATATGTTTTTTTTAGAATATGTAGCTAGGCCGCAAACAGCGGAAATGTTTTTTGAAGATATATTAATGGCATTACATTTTTATGGTATGCCACTACTTGCAGAAAACAACAAGCCTAGATTATTATATTATTTAAAAAGAAGAGGCTATAGAGGTTATTCAATGAATAGGCCTGATAAAATATGGAATAAATTATCGGTTACTGAAAAAGAAATTGGAGGTATACCGAATTCAAGTGAGGATATTAGACAAGCTCATGCTGCCGCAATTGAAAGTTATATAAATAACTATGTAGGTGAAAAAGAAGATGGCAGTTACGGCAATATGTATTTTAATAATACATTAAACGATTGGGCTAAGTTTGATATAAACAAAAGAACAAAATTTGATGCAGCGATAAGTTCGGGCTTAGCGGTTATGGCGTGTAATAAAAATAGATATGCACCAAATCAAACAAGAGAATTAAAAAGCAAAGTTAATTTTAGTTTTTCTAAATATAACAATAATGGAAATTTTTCAAAAATAATACAATAGATGGCAAGAGTATCACCAAAAGGTATTTTTCCGAGTCAAGCAGTTAGCGACGCAGAAAAAGGAGGTTTAGATTATGGACTTCAAGTTGCTAGAGCTGTAGAGTCAGAA